TTTTTTTTTATTTTTTTTTTACATTGTATTTATTTTATATTTTTCATTTAATTACAATTAAATTATTTTATTTCTATAAATTAAATGATAAATATAAAAATCATAGGATATTATAATCATTATAATACCGGCGACGAACAATATAAAATATCATTTTTACAAATATTAAACACTTATTTAAATTCAGAATATTCATGTGATTTTTTAGATTGCGACCAAATTTATAACAAACATTTTGACGAGCGTGATATTATTATATTAGGTGGAGGAGATGTTTTAAACAATTATTTTTTAGATAAAATACACAAACGCTTTAATAATACTAATAATCTAATATTAGCAGTTTCCGTAGGCTTACCATACGTTGAAACCTTGATTAAATCTGATAAACTAAATATTATTAGTTATATTTTTTTAAGAACCACTTTTGATTTAAATCTATTCAAAAAATACTTTTTTGAAGATAGAATTTTCTATCTTCCTGATATATCCTTGGTCTTAAAACAAACATCACAAATCACACATATTACTAATATTATCACACCAGAAATAATAAAAAATGAAAATATCAACATAAATAATTATATAGAAAAACTAGAAAACGTCAAAAAAACCAATAAACAAATTGTCGTATTAAGTTTATCTAGACATATTTATAATAAAAATTACTTAACAAATTATAATAATATAATTACTAACTTATCACTATTTTGTAAAAATTTAATTAACCTAAATTATCATATAGTATTTCTACCATTTAATACATCATCTATTAATACAAACGAAAATGACATTATTATACACAATGACATCATCGAATTATTACATAATATAAATGATAATATTACAATTATCGATAAACAATTATATGCTAATAACATTCTATCCATATTTAAATTAGCCGACTTGTCAATTCCTATGCGCTTTCATGCTTGTTTATTTTCAATTTATACAAATACACCTATAATACCTATTTATACTACTCGTAAAATTAAAAATTTATTAAATGAATTAGAATGGGAATATAAATATGAACTTGATAAAAATGAAAAAGATATACCACTCGATTTAGATTTAAATCAACTATTATATACATATAAACAATTACAAAAAGACAAAAATTTACAAACTCGTTTAAATTATATTAATAATAACATTTTAAATAAAAATTTTAATGACAATATATCTAATCTTATTAATTGTATAAAATACAACAAACCAAAAAATAAAAATAGTATAAATAATACAGATAAATTAATCAGTAGTATATACGATTTTATAAACAAATTTATTCAAAATAAAGGATATAACAATTTAACTGACATAAAAGATTTAAATCTACAACAATTAATTGTCAATATTATTTCATACAAATTAACAAATGGACGTATAAATTCAGAATATAATTACGGATTACAAGAAAAAATGTTTGATACTACTAAAAATTACAATCACGTTACTGAATGGAAATGGATTATTAATAATGAATTACAAAAAGAATCTTTACATTATACAAATAAAAACGGCTTATTTAATCTAAAATATATTGATCAAGAAGATTATTCTGGATGTCATAGATCCGGGTGGCAATATGTTTATAAAAATTTAGAAACATTTCACAATAATAATAGTCCATTATTTTTAGACTTGTATGTCGATAGAACTTTTCATTGGAACTTGGAATTAAATTGTATATTAAATTTAATACCTTATAAAAATCCTTGGATAGGATTTATACATCATACATTCGACGAATCATTCAGTAATTATAATTGTAATACATTATTAAACTGTAAAGAATTTCAAGAATCTTTAAAATATTGTAAAGGACTTTTTGTATTATCAAAATATTTAAAAAATTTATTTGATATTGAATTCACAAAACATAATTTAAACATCAATGTTTATGAATTAATACATCCTACAGAATTAAATGTTAAATCATTCACATATCAAAATTTTGTTAACAATAAAGATAAACTATTAATCCATATAGGCGGATGGTTAAGAAATGTTTATTCCTTTTATAATATTGTATTACCACAATCTACAAAATTTTATTCAGGATTTTTACTTGGTGATAAAACCTTAAAACCTTATGGATATACAAATCACGTTATTAAAAAAATTTCATTAAAAGGAAAAAATATGAATAATTATTATCCAAATAACACTTTTTTATCAGATCTCGAATCTTTATTAATTAAATCTAATAATCATACTGAAAACAAAATAAATGAAATAATTGATAATCTAAATGAAATAAATAATAATATAGATAACAATCCAAATGAAATAAATTTATCAAGATCAATTCATAATCAAGACATAATAGATAATTTAGTTAGATTATATTATTTAAGACAATATGGAATACAATATAACCAAAATATTTCTACAAATCAAACTAATTTACAAAGATTACACCATTTAAGACGTGAAATTAATATACAATCTAACTGTTCTACTAATCAAACCCTCGCAAACTGCTCATCTGACAATACCATTAATAACAATTGGAATAAACATTTTTATAATGATATTTTTAAAAAAATAAATAATATGCAATTTATAAACTTTTTAGAAAACAATGATTATGATAATTTATTATCAGAAAATGTGGTATATATAAATTTAGTCGACGCATCAGCCGTTAATACAATTATAGAATGTATTGTACGTGCTACTCCAATAATTGTAAATAAACATCCTGCCGTCGTTGAATTATTAGGAGAAAGTTATCCATTATATTTTACATCAAATCATGATGATTACTATGAAATAAATTTAGAAATTAATAATATGTTACAAACAGATCGACTAATACGCCGAGCACACTATTATCTAAAACGCCAAAATTTAAATAAATTCAAAATTATAACATTTATAAATAATTTTTCAAAAATTTTAAAAAACATTACTTTGTAACTTTTTAAAAGTTACATCATTATTTAATTATATTTTTATAAATTTATAAAAATATATTTTCGTTATCATTTATCATTTTTACTCCATAATAATAGTTCTAGGCTCTATCACCTTTTTGTATTAATCGTTTCTAAAAAATAATTTATTTGCTTGTTGTTAAAGCACGGAATTTTATTGTACTAGATGAAAATCCTCCTTGAGAAACACTTGTATATAATAATTGACCATTTTCATTAATAGTGAAATTATGACCAGTATTATCACCAATATAAGAACTGTTAATTATCCAAGCTCCAGTAGTTGTTTGTAAACCCTTGATTTCATAATTAGAGAATAAACTTGTTCCAACACTTTTTATAACATCAACTGAAACAATAGCATTAAACGCCCTCACAATGTCATTACTAAATGCAAATCCTGTAATACTTGATGGACTAAGAACACCATTTCCACATGTAAAGCTTCTTTCCTGAGAAATATCTCCTAAACTTGGTGTAACATTAACAGTGTTAACATATAATTGTTTTGCAACAGAAGCTCCACCTAAAACAGTTAAAGTTCCACCATTTGTACCATTAACAGCATCTGTTATACTTGTAAAGTTAACAACACTTGATGCTTGTAAAGTCGATGAAGTTATATTTGTAGAAACTAAATCTGTAATAACTGCTCCACCAGAAGTAAATGCAGTATTTACAAGATTTGTAATAACTGCTCCACCAGAAGTAAAAGCAGTATTTACTAAATTACTAGTAGTTTCATTTGTTACAACTGCATTAGTAATAATTGCATTAGTCGAAGTCACATTGGTATTTACTAAATTAGTATTAGTTTGGTTAGTTGAATCAATATTTGAAATAATTGCATTAGTTGAAGTCATATTTGTATTCAAGAAATTGCTATTAGTCTCATTAGTGGAAGCAACGTTAGTAATAATTGCATTAGTTGAAGTAATGTTAGTATTCAATAAATGAGATACAACTGCATTAGTTGAAGTCATATTCGTATTCAAGAAATTGCTATTAGTTTCATTAGTGGAAGCAATATTGGTAATAATTGCGTTAGTTGAAGTAATGTTTGTATTTAATAAATGAGATACAACTGCATTAGTTGAAGTGAAATTGGTATTTAATAAATTACTATTTGTTTCATTTGTTGAAGAGATATTGGTAATAATTGCATTCGTTGAAGTAATGTTTGTGTTTAGTAAATGAGATACAACTGCATTAGTTGAAGTCATATTGGTATTCAGGAAATTAGTATTAGTTTGGTTAGTTGAATCAACATTGGTAATAATTGCATTAGTTGATGTCATATTGGTATTTAATAATTGAGATACTACTGCATTAGTTGAAGTAACATTTGTATTTACTAAATTAGTATTAGTTTGGTTAGTTGAAGCAATATTAGTAATAATTGCATTGGTTGAAGTAACATTTGTATTCACTAAATTAGTATTAGTTTGATTAGTTGAATCAATATTAGTAATTATTGCATTCGTTGAAGTCATATTCGTATTCAAGAAATTACTATTTGTTTCATTTGTCGTAGCAAGATGTGTAATAATACCCTGAGATGAACTAATATTAGTATTTAGTAAATTGGTTATAGTTGCATTTGTAACAGCTGCATTAGTTAAACTTAAAGTACTAGCAGTAAGATTTGTTGCAACTAAATTTGTCATTGTACTGTTACCACCAAATATACTAGCACTTGAAACACTTGTAGTAAAAGCACCAGTTCCATTTACTTCTAAAGTATAAGTTGGAGCAGTAGTCCCAATACCTACACTTCCACCAGTCGTATAAATTGAACCAAGAGTATTGCTATTTCCAACACCAGAAAATAGAGTACCAGCCAATACAATTCCAGCAGAAACATTTGTATCAACTAAATTAGTTGCAGTAATGTTTACAACAGTAAGAGTACCAGCTACATTAATATCCCCAGAAAGATACACTGATCCAGCAGAAACAGTAGACGATGCAACAAGAGATGAAGTAACAGTTGCATAATTTCCGAAACTTGCATTAATTGTACCTGCAGTCATATTTGACACTAAAATATTTGTTCCTGACATATTTGTATTTACTAAATGAGAAACAAATGCATTAGTTGAAGTCATATTTGTATTCAAGAAATTACTATTAGTTTCATTAGTTGAAGCGATGTTTGTAATAATTGCATTCGTTGAAGTAATGTTTGTATTCAATAAATGAGATACAACTGCATTAGTTGAAGTCATATTTGTATTTAAGAAATTGCTATTAGTCTCATTAGTGGAAGCAACATTGGTAATAATTGCATTAGTTGAAGTAATATTAGTATTCAATAAATGCGATACAACTGCGTTAGTTGAAGTCATATTTGTATTTAATAAATTACTATTTGTTTGATTAGTAGAATCAACATTAGTAATAATTGCATTAGTTGAAGTAATATTTGTATTCAATAAATGAGATACTACTGCATTAGTTGAAGTTACATTTGTATTTAGTAAATTTGTATTAGTTTGATTAGTAGAATCAACATTGGTAATAATTGCATTAGTTGATGTCATATTGGTATTTAATAAATGAGATACTACTGCATTGGTTGAAGTAACATTTGTATTTACTAAATTAGTATTCGTTTGATTAGTTGAAGCTATATTTGTAATAATTGCATTACTTGAAGTTACATTTGTATTTACTAAATTAGTGTTAGTTTGGTTAGTAGAATCAATATTAGTAATAATTGCATTAGTTGAAGTTACATTTGTATTTACTAAATTAGTATTCGTTTGGTTAGTTGAAGATATGTTAGTAATAATTCCATTAGTTGAACTAATGTTTGTATTTAGTAAATGAGATACAACTGCATTAGTTGAAGTTACATTTGTATTTACTAAATTAGTGTTAGTTTGGTTAGTAGAATCTATATTTGTAATAATAGCATTAGTTGAACTAACATTTGTATTTAATAAATTCGTGTTAGTTTGGTTAGTTGATGCAACATTAGTAATAATTGCATTCGTTGAAGTAATATTTGTGTTTAGTAAATGAGAAACCACAGCATTAGTTGAAGTAACGTTTGTATTTAATAAATTAGTATTAGTTTGGTTAGTTGAAGAAACATTAGTAATAATTGCATTAGTTGAAGTAATGTTTGTGTTTAATAAATGTGATACAACTGCATTAGTTGAAGTCATATTTGTATTTAAGAAATTAGTATTAGTTTGATTAGTAGATGAAAGATCAACAATTACTGCACTAGATGAACTCATATTTGTATTTATAAAATCAGTATTACGCAAAGTTCCAATTGAACTTGTAGTAATTAATGCATTAGTAATAACAACTCCACCAGAAGTAAATGCTGTATTTACTATATTACCAATTGTTGTATTACTTAAATTAGAATTTGTTCCTAACAAATTTGATACTGTAATATTTGTTGCAGTTAAATCATTTACTGCAAATGATCCAGCTGTCAATGATCCTGAAATAATAGTATTTCCAGCTACGTGTAAATTATTTCCAATCCCTACACCACCAGTTACAATCAATGCACCAGATGATGCATCCGAACTTACACTAGTATTTGTCATATTAGTTACACCGCTAAGATTAAAACCACCCTTAACACCTAATCCACCATATAAAACTAATGATCCCGTTGTTGCATTAGCTGATACTGTAGAATCTAAAACTACAATAGATTGATTATAAAAAAGACTTGCCATTTATTTTATAATATATCATTAGAAAATAATTAAACACATTTTCGCGTTTAATTATTTAAAAATTCTTTTTAAATACAAAATATATCCTTATATTATTTTTATTAATTATTATTTGATAAAATATATTTCACACTATCACGTTTCATTATTCTTTTTAACCACTTGTAAACATTTGGTCTAGATTTATACATATCTTTATACCCAACTCTTAACATATAATTTGTATATGGTATATGTGATATATCCGCTATACTAAAAGTATCACCACCAATATACGCAACCCTTTTTAAACGATCTTCATATATATCTAATACCTTTTCTAAATCTTTTAATAATTTATCTACCACTTCTTCGTCAGATTTTTCATCTTTATTATATAACTTTTTAAAAACCCTTTCATAAATTATTTTACTCACTAACGGATTATAATTCTGCCCCTCACATTCTAACCACACATCAACCTCTATATCTCCTAATAAATCTTCTATTTCAACATTGTTTTTAGCAATATATCTTAAAATAGATCTCGATTCAAATAAACTCCTTGAACCATATTTTACAGCTGGAACCTTTCCAAACGGATTTAATTCTAAAAACTCGTCACTATTATTCTCATTTTTTGCTAAATCTACTTTCTTCAAATCATATTTCAAATTTAATTCTTCTAATAAAATTAAAATTTTCTGAGTACACATCGAATTAGGATCTCCATAAACTTCTAATTGAACCATATTATAATTTATATATACAGATTAATAATTTTTTTCTAACGTACCAATATCTAAAAAATCCAAATTTAATCCTATAACATCCTCTAATATATCATTTTTATATTCCTTAACAATTATTTCATTCTCTTTATCATCATTTAATACATCTTTTACAGATACACTCAATATCCCATCCACATTAATTGTAAACGTTACAGCTATACGCATATTACCCCTATCTATTCTATTACAACTTACATTTAACTCTTGTAAAAATATATTATCTTTTACATATTGATTATCACCTTGATATATTTCTACTGTTAATGCATTTACACTTTCACTATTAGTAAATATTTGTGTCCTACTCACTGGAATAGGTGTATTCTTAGAAATTATTATTGACATCTTATTATCATATGTCTTTACACCTAAACTCATTGGTGTTACATCCATTAAAACTAAATCATATTCATCCGACCTATCAAAATCACTTAATAAAAAACCCTGTATACCTGCACCAATTCCAACAATAACATGCGGATCTACTTTATTATTTATCTTTACATTTTCCCCAAATATTTCCTTACATATATCTACAAACTTTGGTATTCTAGTTGTACCCCCCACAAAAATAATTTCATCTATCTCTATTAACTTATCATTTGTAACCTTTATCATATCCATCTTTATTTTATCAAACACACTTTCATTTATATAATAAAATTTAGAACGTGATATCACCATTGAAAAATCACATCCATCTACAACATTTTCTATAAATATTAATTCCCTTTCATTAAAACTTAATCTCTTTTTTAAATTATCACATATATTCCATATTTTTAACTTTTTTCTTTCATTCGGATATTCTTTATATTTCAAATAAATCTCATTTAATACATAATTATACAAATTATCCGTTAAATTATTACCACCTAAATCGTTGTCACCATAAATATTAACAACTTCAAATAAATTCTCACCAAAATCAGCATTAATAATACTATAATCCGTCGTACCACCACCACTATCTATTACTAATATATTATTTGTTCTCACACTTTTATTTAAACTTTGCCAACAATATGCCAATATAGCTGACGTCGGTTCATTTATTATACGAATTACATTTAAATCTGCCAATTCACTACACTCCCTTATTATTTTCCTTTGTATATCCGAAAAATACGCCGGTACTGTTATTACAATATCCTTAACTACTCTATTAGTAAAATTCTCTGATATATTTTTTAAATATTTCAAATACAAAACCACAATTTCATCAATTGTAAATAATTTTGACGTATTATTATACATTATTTCTATATTTTTTTCTTTAGATCCTATTAAACCTTTTATATTCTTAATTACAGTAAAATCATCGTTTGATATTAAATCATACGCAGAATTAGAATAAAGTATCTCATCTAAATACTTATTAAATGCTATACACGTAGGATATATCTCATTTCCATATTCATTTATAATTATCTTTGATCGTTCCCCATCAAAATATGAACAACAACTATTTGACGTCCCAAAATCCACACCTAATATCATTTAATTATTTAAATTCTTTATTTTTTAAATTTAAATAATTAAATTACCTTTATTTTTCTTTTAAATATAACCATTTTTTTAATATGTTAGAAATATCTGAAATAACAAACGGTTTACTAATAAAGTCGTCCATTCCTGCTGATATACAATGATCCTTTACACCTAACATTACATTTGCTGATAGTGCAATTATTGGACAACTTACGCCGATTTTACGAAGTTCTTTGGTACAATCATAACCATTCATCATAGGCATATGTATATCCATTAGAATAATGTCTGGTCTAACATTTTGTAATCCTTGTACAGCAAGCAATCCATTTGAAAATAATAACACAGATTCATATCCAAGTTTTTTCAATATTTTTTCTAATAGAAATTGATTGGGCATGTTGTCTTCAACAATAACAATCAATACTTGTTTTACTAATGTGTTTTTTAATATCAAATTATTTAACCGTTTAATTGGTAATGAAAATGTTATAGTAGTTCCTTGATTTAGAATAGAAGACATTTTTATTGTGCCACCTAGTAAATCAGTAAGTTTTTTACAAATCGACAAACCAAGACCTGTACCACCATATATTTTAGTAGTAGAAGAATCAGCTTGACTAAAAGGAATAAATAATTTTTTTTGATCTTCTTCAGAAATACCAATACCTGTATCTTTAACTTCAAAAATAATCATTTCTGAATTATTAATTAATTTAACTTTTATCAGTAAGGATACACTTCCTTTATGTGTAAATTTAATCGCGTTATTTAACAAATTTGATATAATTTGATTTAATTTAACACTATCAGTATAGATATGAAGAGGAACATTGGGTTCAACAATTATATTGAATTCTATATTTTTCTTTATAGCAATAGGCTTAATTGTATTATTAATATAATTTATAAATTCTTCAAGATTTGATGTTTCCAAATTAATTGTTTCTTTTTGAGACTCGATACGTGCAAAATCTAAAATATTGTTGATAAGACTCAAAAGAATCCCGCAGCTATTAGAAATAACTTTAACATATTCTTCTTGTTCAAGTGTAAGAGTTGTCGTTTCAAGAAGCGATGTCATACCAACTATACCATTAATAGGCGTTCGAATTTCGTGACTCATATTTGCTAAAAAAATAGATTTCAATTCAGACGATTTTTCAGCGAGTTTCTTTGCTTCGTTTAGTTCACGTTCACTATTAATTGTCTTGGTTATATCTTGTCCAATTCCAATTATATAATCATCTTCACCAATTGTAATATATTTTCCACATGAATATACATATTGAATAGCTGAAGAGGTTCTTAATCTTATTATTAAATCAAATTGTTCTTTTGTACGAATACAATTTTCTGTTTTATTTAATATTAGTTGTTTATCTTCTTCCAAACATGAATCTAAAAAACTACTAAATGTTACCTCTTCTGTAACCCCAATATTATGTATATGTTTTAGACCATCAGTCCAAAATAAATCTTTGGTTTTAACATTTAACTTCCAAGAACCCAATTGTGCAAGTTTTTCAGCTTCTTCAAATAATAAATTTTTTTCATATAATTGTGCGTATATTAATATTTCTTTTGTAATATCATTTGCAGTTGCGTAAATAATACCATTATACGAATACGCCATCCAACGTAATGATTTATATTCACCACTTTTAGACTTGTATCTATTTACAAAATCAGAAACATATTTTTCATTTTTTAGGTATTTGAAAGTTTCAACTGTAGCTTGTTTGTCATTTGGATGAACAAATTCAAGAAAAGGAACTTGTTTTAATTCCATTTCTGTATATCCAAGTACTTTGGTAAAAGCCTCGTTTGTTTTTACAAAATATCCATCTGTATTAGCGATACAAAACATTTCGACAGATACATCGAAAAACATTTTGTATTCCAAGTTTTCAATTTTATTTAATTCATTCACAACTTCTGATATAAAAACCAAAATATATTCTGTAGACTGTATTTTAATAACATCTAATGTTATTTCTATAGGAATTAAATTACCTGTAAAAGTCATAATAGAAACTGATCTTGATTTCCCCATCAAACGTGAACGTTTTTTATCTATATTAAAATTTTTTAAGTAGCTTTGATGATGATTTTGAAAATGTTGTGGTATCAATTTTGAAATGTTATCACCAATTAGTAAATATTTTTTGTATCCAAGTAGTTTTACTAAATTATTATTACACTCTATTATTACCCCATCACGATTTACTAACAATACTGATGTAGAAATATATTCAAAGTAATTATTAAAAAGCTTTTTTATGCTTTTTTTTGTTTTATAATTTCTAGATACTGCATTACCCATATATAAATATTTATAAAAAAAAAAATATTTTATTAAAATAAATGAATTAAAACTTTATTTTATATATTGTATATAAAATGAATTATTACTATGAATACAATGAATACTTGAAATACGAAGACATTATTAAACAAAAAAATAATAAAAGTAAATAAACTTTCTTACCATATACATAACCACAATTATTTAAATAATAATTTACATTACTTAAATTAGATATCTTTTCATTATCTATTACAAAGATGTCATCTTTATTTGTTTTAGCTACTATATATTCTTTATTTTTATAATTGACAATTGTGTAATTATTTTTCATTTTATGATATTAAAAATAATTATATTTCAATTTATTGTTATAAATGTTTAAATTTAATTGCTATAAGCAAGGCCTCCCATACCGGCCATAACACGTAGAACGTTGTAGTTAACAGCGTATACGTGTAAGCTTCCAGCACCTGATAAAGTAAGCTGGAGAGTGGCATTGTCAATTCGGGACATATTAACCGTCCCGCTTGGTTGATGAGCTTCTGGATTCAAAGCAAATGAATACACGTAAATTCCAACAGATGGAATACGAGTATGATGTTGATAAGGCTGTACTAAATTGAAGTATGATCCTGGACGAGTAGAGAATCTATCTTGACCATTAAGTTGGAGTTTAGCATCAATAACAGTATCTCCACCAGCACCAGATGTATTATTATCAAAATCTGATGGTTGACCTCCAATATCATGAACCCATACAAGTTCCTTACAAGGATGGTTAAGAGCAAGTTTGCTCTTATAAGCTCCAGCACCACTAACAGTTTCAGCTCCAGTAAACTGCAACTGTTCAATAAGATATTCATGTTGAACCTGTGCGAATTGACGACGTTCATCAGTATCAAGATAAATGTAATCAACATATAATGATGCACCTAAAGGATCAGATGCAACAGGTGATGTACCTCTTGTTAAATGAGAGAAAGCTGCAAATTGAATATTGAATTTCACTTCATGATATTGGAGTGCGATTAATGGCACGTACCTGTTTGTAAAACAGGGTTGACATAATAGTCAACATACCCTACCTTTCGGTATATTTAAATTTGGGACTAGACTATATCTTAAAAAAGGCTACTATACCTTTTCCAAATCCATTTAGTCGTTGAACCTTCTTCCTTTAATATCATAATATTTTCAATTAATTAGGAAGCTTGGATGCGGATTGTCCATTATTATCTGAGAGATTTTTACCATACCTAAGTTTTTGTCTTAGCCAGTTTAAACTTTCGTTTAAACCTTGGTACTCTATTGAATTTAATTTTTGTAATTGTATAAACCTATGTATACTTATAAAAGAATTAAAATATTCATATAATCGAATTTTATTACCTTTACTAAAATTATCTCTATGAGGTTGTAAATTCTTCCAATTAAATACTATATTTTGTTCATTTTCACTTGTTAAATTAAATAACGAAATTGGTAAAATATGATCTATAGTCCATAATTTTCCATAATTATTCCAATTCATATCTTTATCAAATTGAAATTCCAACCATTTTCGTAATATATCTACATTACAACCTAGATAATCTATACTTTTTCTTGATTTATTTATCTTAGTTAAAACTTTCCAAATTCTTACTCTATGTATCTTCATAATTTTATATTGGATATCATTTTTATTACGTTCTCTTCTTTTTTTGTTATAAACATCTTTATAATATTTGTTCATTATATTTTTCTTACAATCTTTACAAATAGTTCTATATCCAGTATTAGAATCATTTCTTATTGGGAATTCTTCTAATTTCTTTATTATTTTACAATTTTTACAAATAATATTTCCATTTTGAATTGGATTTTCTCTTTTTTTTACAGAACCATTTTGTATTCTTTGTTTATATAATTTAACATATTTAAATCGACATTCTTTACAAGTATTTCGATATTTTAATGTATCTTTACGTAATTCAAATTCGTTATTAGTTTTTTCTTTTTCACAAGTTATACATTTCATATTATACATATTCTTTTAATATAATTCAATTTTTACAGCTTTAGGATTTTCCCGCAATTTGAATTTGTCGCAAATAAATATAAATGGATAAAAACAATGGTGGTTGTTAAAGATTTACATATTATATTTATTTACTAGCAAGTATATTTCTACACTTACTTTTTTGCCCAACTTTTTCAGGCAAGCCCTGGGTTCTTGCAAAACCAAAATTGTAAAGGAACATACAAAGTAGTTGCATCAACAGTTGCTGCAGCAGTAGTACGTTCTGCATCATTACCGATCATAACATTATACCCAGCTTCCTTTTCAGCAGTCTGAGTTAATTCATTCCAAATTTGAAGCCAAGTACCATAATGTTGATCAATAGTCTGACCTCCAATTTCAATGGTAACATTGTCAATCAAATGATGTCCAACATGATTAACCCAATAAACATTAGTACCAGTCAATTCTGGCAGATCCACTTGGAGATAAACTTTGTGAATCAAATCACCATTTCTTGAAACAGTGCAAGACACTTTACGACCGAAATCAACGCTTCCGTTGAAAGTTTGCTCGATTGACTCGATTGCAATACTAAATTCCCCACTATTTCTAGTGGTTTAAATATAAATATCTAAATTTTAGTGGACTATACCTTAAGCAAATGTTTTATACATTTACCGACAAACTTCTAGTCTCTGAACCTCTCTCTAAATATTTTTTAGCTAAATTTAATTTTTCTTCCATTGATATTTTCATATTTGTCCATTTTTTATTTTTTAAAGTTGGATGATGTTTTACTTCAAACCCAACATATTTTTCTGAACTTACCTGACGAATATATCTAGGAAGATTTTCATATAATTGAAATTGTTTTTGTATTTTTTGATTTTCAACATTATCTGTATCATTTAAATAATTTATTGCTCTCTTTAAATTTTCTTCAAGCGAAATTGTTTTCATAGTAAATTGTTTTTGTTTTAAAGTAGGATGATGTCTAACTTCATACCCTATTTTATTTTTACTTTTAACCATATAAATATATTTTGGTAATTCATTATGTTTTCTTCGGGGTGGTAAATTTCCCTTTTCTTTATTTAATTGATGTGATTTAGACATATTTTTTTTATGTGTTTCGTCTAAAGGCTTACCAATTAAAGCATCTTTAATTTTAGAAATAGTTTCTTCTGTATGATGTTTACCCCACATTGGATTTTTTTCTCCACAATATTTTCCTTTTTTAGATTCACTAAGTTTCTGTTTTGTTATTTCTGCTAAAGGAGAATTTTTACCACCTTTCATAATATTCATACCATTCGGTGTTTGTGCGTTATACTGTCTTATAAATTTTATTTCCCAATAATTTGCCATTTCAGTTTTACATATAAATATGGGTTTTACCATAAAATTATGAGCACCATATTTTTGAATATTATTCATTAAACATCTAGAACCACGTCCTTGAACATTTTTTTTTGCATAATCACAATGATTTTTCCATCTAAATTCAATACCGGCTTTTTTAAGTCTGTTTTGATTATTATAAAAACATGCTACTTGTCCAATATATCTTTTACCAGTTATTTTATTTATTACCATGTAAATTTCACTTTTTCCTATCAAAGGATTTTCTTTAACCATTTTATTAATATTTAAAAAAACAATTATTTTTCAATTATTTTAGCTATTTTTAGAGGTTGGCTGCGGATCACCCATTTCAAACAAAATTTTTAATTTGTTTTCATATTACACGTTTTTACTATTGGATTCGGGCATTAACCGAGTTCTTTTATTAGTCACCTAATAAAATGAGTAGTGTAATCTTTAGGGAGTTCCCGCAATTTGAATGTCTTGCAAAATAAATAAGATATGGATAAAAACAAGATGGTGATCTAACATATCTAATTTATTTTACTAGCAGCTAAGAACCTTTTCAGTGCTGCTCTTCTAACCCTGCGTTTGAGTTAGTATGACGTCTATAGACGACTTTAAAGAATGTAATCTGCTTTTATACCCCACCTTTCAGTGTATTTAATTCCTGTATATAACAGGAAGGGAATAGACTATATCTTAAGCAAATTCATAAGAATTCACCCATTACCGTTTAGTCGTTGAACTGAGGCCATAGAATTAAAATTCCTTAGGCTTTGGCTGCGTGTTTGTCCATTTCAAAAATCTATAAGATTTTATCATATATTGCCTTATTACTATACCCCAGTTTAATTCTGGGCCAGTAAACTCTTTCGAATTTACTTTAGTAGCAAATAATTTTCTACTATTTTCTTATGATTATTTATTAAATCAATGTCTAATTTATCATTTTTACTCAAATTTAAAACTTTTTCAATTGGTCTTACATTTTTCCAATTAAAACATTTTTTTACTTGATTATCATCTAACAAATTAAAAGATGCACATGGTTTTACATGGTCTATATGCCAATATTCTCCATGATTATTCCAATTCATATTTTCATTAAATTGAAACTCTAACCAATTTTTATAAAATTCAATAGAACAACCTATTACATTTAATGTTGAATCTTTTTTATTATTATCTTTACTTTTTAATGCTGAATAAATCCTCGACTGTATATTTGAATATATTTTGAATTCGAAATCATTTTGCCTTCTGTTTCTAATATAAATAGAATGCTTCTGATTTTTAATTTCCTTATTATGTTCATACCAGTCTCTACTTCTTTCACAACATTTTTCTTGATTATTATAATAATATTCTTTCTTAGATTCAATCACTTTTTCGTAATTTTTTGTTCTATACATTTTACGTAATTGTTTTACACATTCTTTACAATTTGTTCTATAATTATTAGAATCTTTTCTGAAATAAAATTCAGATAAATCCTTATTAACTTGACATTTTTTACATATCATTTATATAAATACCCATAAAAAAACATTTAAAAATCATTTTTTAATATCTTTAGGAGGTTACCGCATTTTGATAATGTCGCAAATCTAACTTCTAATTAGATTCACTAGTAGTATTATTATTAATCAATGAATAAAATATATTACAATGATTAATATAGGAATAAACAGATTTTTCTATAACATATCCTAATAGTTATAGCTGACTACTTTTTTTCCCCATTTTATTAAGGATTACCAGTAAGGTAAATATCTTGCTTTTGATATTATATATCATTAGCCCTAATATCTCTATTAGGAATAGAGTACACCTTAAGAATTTTCAGATATGGCTAGTATCATCATTAAATCCCAACTTCCGTCTACTCGTTGAACCTTCATCTCATATCTACCTAAATTGAATTTAAATACTTTATAGCTAATTGTAATTTTTCCTCCATAGAAATATTTTTACTTAGAAATGATCTTTCTTTTAAAATTGGATGATGACTTATTCTATAACCTTCCTTACCCGTTGAATCTCTATAATATCGAAGATATTTTGGTAAATTTAAATCTTCTGGACGACGCCTTTCGCGTTTATCCAAAACTTTTCCTAAATTTTTACCTATCATACTTTTTCTTCGTAATTCTTTTGTTTCATTAGATTGTCTAGATAATGTCTTTCCAGATATTAAATTATAACCATTTGGAGTCATAGTGTTTAATTGTTCAATATAAAAATTTTCATAATAATCTAAATCTTCTATTTCACATTCTATTATTAATTCAATAGTAAAATTTTCAGGATTATATTTACGAATAGCATTATTCAATAATCTACAATTATCTTTACCATTTGTAGTGTCTCTAATATGCTGTTTCCATCTATTTAAATACCCCCATTTTTTACTATTTGATAATAATTTAACACACTGACCCACATATTTTTTATTTGAAGGACTTGTTAAACAATAAATTTCACCTTTATTCATATACGTGTTAATAAAATATTTTTTTTCAATTTTTAATACAAGATGCTTGGCTGCGGATTGTCTAATCTTTAACGTTTTTACTATTCCTCAGGTCATTATCCTTTGGTATTGTTAAGTATTTCTACAAAACAAGTAGTAGTTAAAGCTCTAAAGAGGTCCCCGCAATTTGAAAGTTTCGCAAAAATAAAAATTATTTTCACTAGCAAGACTGTTTATCTGATAAGTTATATCAGCAGCTTACTTTTTGAGCCCAAAATATTTAAGCACCATCGGTTAATCTTATTTATCTCTAAATAAGCCGGACTATATCTTAAGTAAATAATATAATTATTTACCCATCTCCATTTAGTCTCTGAACCTTCTTCAATCAATGATTTTTCTAATTTTATTACTCAAGTATCTAGATACTTGAGACGGACTAATATTAAACATTTTAGCTATTTCAGCTTGAGTTAATCCTTTTCCTTTTAAAGATATTATAAAATAAATCATTTTTTTGAAGAATGGCTGCGGATTGTCCAATCTTTAACGTTTTTACCATTGTGTACGGTCATTACCCGTGTTCTTTTATTTTGTTACCAAAATAAAATGGTAGTTAAAGCTTAAGGAGTTTCCCGCAATTTGAAGATGTCGCAAATTAATTAATAACTAATTAATTTACTAGCCAGTTATATAAATAGAATATAATTTTCCATTTCCGTATTTTTATACTATTTTCCTTTATAAGTAAATACAGAACTGATAAAGTAGCTGACTATTTCGCTCTATAGTGTTAAAGCGACTAATTGCATGAGACCACCACCCATTTTTTGTTTGTTTTTATAATATACTAAAAGAAAAAAAATTTATTAAATTAACTTAATAAAACACATCAAAAATAACCAACTTTTTATACAATATAATCAAACCATTATTATATAAAAAATTTATAAAAAAAAGTAAAATGTAACCATAATTAAATCTTCTTTTAAATTTAATTCTATCTTTTTCTCAATTATCTCATTATAATTTATTCTATATAAAAATATAATATCATTAGGATTACTAAGATTTGACATATCATCATTTTTCACTATTTGTCTATTATTTACTTTACTCTTTAATAAAAACTTTTCTAATCCATCTATACTATTACTAAAATCCTGTAAATTTTTTAAAAAATATACACACTTATTACTATTCGTTCTAAATATTTTATAATTACAATTTTTATTATTTTCAGAAAATATTTTCATAAATGTTATATTTATAACACCACATTCACCCCTTTCTATACACCTTTTAATATAAAAAATCACGTGTATATAAAACAACTTATTTTCATTATCTATATCATTTATACTACTAATACTTAAATCATTCATTAATAAATATTCCTGTATCTTGTTATTTATTTTACCATTAAATACATAATAACAATACCTATCTACAGATAATACTTTTAATATATCAAATATATCCAAATATTCACCTATATTCTCTAAAATTTCAATTGGATATTTTAATAAACTCATTAAAATACAAACGTTCTTATATGGCGACGAAAATAGTACGAATTTAAAAAATATTCAATTTATTTTTCGTCTCCGTCTAAGAGTCTCTTAAAATACACATTTTTTTTTTAATTATTATAAACGTCTTTTTATCAAACTTTATTAAAAAATACTCTAACTTTATTTATATTACTTGTAGATTCCCATGGATCCTCGTTATTTTCATTTAATACTATTAAATCATAACCATAAGACCTAACATATCTTTTTACAAGTTCCATCTGATCTCTACTTAAATCCGTTATTTTAATATCTCCATATAATATTCGTATACCATAATATGTTATTAAATATAAAATTTCAAATACTACACCTCTACCATTTTCATTATAGGTTTGTTCATCTAATTGTAACTGAACTGTATTTTTTTCACCCGGTGGTTTCGAATAAATCGCCTCTGCTATCTCCCTTAAATTATCGTTATTCATAATATATTTTAATTTTTTGTTTTTAAATTTATTTCTTTAATAACCATTTTACAAATCCATTTTCCATACTCATCTTCATTATTAAAGAACTTGATTTATTCACCCTTTCCCAAGAACTTTCTTCTTTATCTTCATTTTTTTTTACTATAGTTTTTTTTACTATATGTTGTTTCATCCGTTCATTCATTTTATGCGTATTTTCTTTACAATTAATTACATCTTGTATTTCCTTATTCCTATCCACTATTTCACAATTTATTTTTTTATATATATATTTATTAATATCTTCTATACTATATCTATTCTTATAATCTACCTGCAACATATTCAATAATATTTCCTTAAAATCTTCACTTAAAGAACTTTTTCTCCTTATCTTTTTATCCATGACACCTTGAATATTTTTATATTTATAAAACTTTTCTAAATCATCTATTGTCTTAATATTTGAAAATGGCAATATATTAAATATTAATTCATATATACAAATACCATAACTCCATATATCTATCTTTTTATCATAAAAAAACGTAGATTGTAAATTACTATCTCCCTTATATATTGTTATATTCTCTAATTTATTCATATTTAATATTATTTCCGGAGCCATATAATATGGCGTCCCACATAACTTGTAATATTTTTTACGCATCACCTCATGTATATCATTATCTATCAATGTTGTTAAATCGTAACATGCAAATCCAAAATCTGATATTTTAAATATTATATCATTTTTCTTCTTATCATTTATCATTAATACATTATGCAACTTAATATCTCTATGAATAATATTATTTTTATGCAAATATACTAATCCATCACTTGTCTGTTTTATAAACTCATATAAAAATTGATTAGATACACCATTAAACGAATTCTTATCACTACTATTATTTTTTTTTAAATATTCATAAACATCACCACCATTACAATACTCCATCTTTAAATAATATATACCCTTATTATAAGAATATCCATAAAACTTTATAATATTTTTATGATCTATATTTGATAATATTTCTATCTCACTCTCTATTAATTGCTTTAATCTATTAAAATAATAATCATATTCTTTATTCTTAATTTCATGTATACCAATCGTTTCTTTATAAGGCGTAATATTTACACTCACCTTTTTATCTTTTATAACCCTTTTATACGTCTCTTGAAACTTATTCTCAGAATTCATCATATACTTATTAACCAATTCATTTATATTTATCTCCTTTACTATAAAAAACTCATCTTGCGATTCTATGTCTGATGTAATCAACGGTACCTCATTTGTACATAAAAACACATTTGAAAAAGAACCCTTTCCTATTTGTTTAATTACATCATAATTATATAAATCATTATAAATCGAATTACACGATTCACTTAATATATCATGCTTTTTCTTTTTATTATATTCACTATCCATTACTATTATTCATTATTTTAATAATTCTAAAAAAACATATTTTATTGTTTTTTAGTAAAATACTCCTTTGCTGCTAAATACCCACACTCTATTAAATCACCCTTATCCTTATCATTTAAATTAAAATTTATTGAATGTATCTTTCCAGGATTTATAAATATCGTATTTTCTAAATATTCTAAAGATAACGTTGTATATGTCTCTTTTTGTAACATATAACAATAAAACACATGATATAAATAATCACCCATACTCTCTATCTTCTCATCTATTAAATCTTTTAACTCATTATTTAACAAAATTTTTAATCCTAATATATTATCCGTTTTCCCCACATTTTTTATAGGATAACTATTTATTACACCACCATCCACATATATTTCACCCTTGTATTTCACAGTACTAAATACTAACGGTATACCAATTGACATCCTTATCGCCCTTATTACCCTCAAATTCGGAGATACATCCTTATTAAAAAATACATCTTTGTATTTATTTAAATTCGTACACCCTATATTCAATTCTATACCTCTTAATTTAAATAATTGTCGAAATGTTATTGTCCTTTTATAACCCTTCCTTTCTACTAATTCCTCTAACCACTTCATTATCCTCTTCCCACTATCCATCCCATAATTCTTAATAAACGTTTTTAAACGAATACTTTGCAATGATTTAATATCCATTTTAAATATCTCCTCCTCCATCTCCTTTGACGTATACCCTATTCCATATAAAAATCCTATTATACATCCAACCGATACACCATATATCTTTTTTATATCTAATCTTCTATTAAGTTCCTCTAAATATTTAAATACACCAATAAATACTATACCCTTTACACCACCACCACTTATTACTAATGTATCTATCATATCTATTATATTTATTTATTATTTATTTATTATTTTTTTAACGTTACATACATATTAATTCCTTAAATGTCTTTCCCTCATTTATTACCGTTTTTAACGAAAATGCCTTTTCTGAAAAATTATTGTCATTCAAATACACACATAAATTATACTTGTATATATTTATATGTTGCATATCCGAATAATTTTCACTTATATAATCATGCAAATACTCTATAAATATATCTAACTTATAATCCTTATCAAAATAATAACAAAACTTTCTAAATATATTTGTTAATTCTACAACCAATTCATCATCGTTCGATATATTACAATGAACTATTAAATCTTTATTCATAATATTATCTTCCATATTAGCCTTAAAATCATTAAAATGTACATTTATATCTTTTTTATCTTTTGACATAAACATAACTTTATAATCCTTATCATCCTTTATTAAATTATACGTCTCCATAAAATACCCATTTAACTTTTTAGATTCAACTTTATACATTCTATTGTTTCTCCTCCTTTTTATATAATAATATAACTTTATTATATATCTCGATAATACCCAAAACAATATAATCACTTTCAAAAATATAAAACGTCTATAAAAAAATACCGTCGATATTACCCCTAATAATATAGAAAATGAAATAATCATATATATTAATAATATTATTGTTCTCTTATTTTTAAATAAATACATTTAAAAATATTTATTTAAAAATAATATTATAATTTAATATAATGGATTTCTTAGAAATTTTAAAAAACTCATCTAATAACATCACTCAAAATACTCAAAATAAAAACAAACAAAAAGATAAAATTAAACAAAAAAATAATGATATACATTTAAATTCAATTAGCACTTATAAAAACATCAAAAATGGCGATTTTATCAAAATCATATATCAAAAAAACAGTATCTTAAACAATTATAAAGGTTATATTGGAGAAATTAAAGAATATCGTAAAGATCAAGATTCAGCTATAATCTTTTTACATGCAATTACAACTTTTCGATTAATAAAATTTCCAATAACACATTTCATAAAAATTAATTAATCTAAATTTGTATATGTAATTACTTTGTCCGATCGTAATAATTCTTCTATATTTTTATTAAATAATTTTAATCTTTTTATTTTTTGATCCTTTGTTAATTCCTTATCAATACTAATCGACTCTTTACTAATTACATAATATGACTTTTTAAACATCGGTTCCTTATTTAATAAAACAACAAACACATCTTCATATAAATTATTTATATTACCATTTGAAATATAAAAAAACCACATTTCATTTCTACTTTTTAATTTCAACTTTTCTACCATTTTATTAAACATTATCAAACCACGTTTTATTATATCTGTATTATCACCATTTATTTTATTAAGTATATTAAAACAATTCACAAATTTATCTATTTCGTATTCTTTATTATTAACATTTAAATTAATACGTAAACATCTTTCTATAAAACTAATATCTTGATTAGATTTTAAATCTATATAATAATATACATCTAATGGTCGTTTATTTTCAGTACTACTAATTCTATCCATTTTAAATTAATTTTAAATTACATTAAAATTAATTCATTTTTTTAATATTATAGTCCTGATGCAATATTTATTATTTTTTCATCACCATCTTGTATTAAGAAATATAAAAATAAAAAAATATTAAAATACTTTTTTATTGAGATATATTAATGGAAAACAAATATAACTCATTATCAGGTTTATCTACTAAATCTTGGGGACCATCTGGATGGTCTTTTCTATTTTCATGTATTATTGGAGCATATCCTCCACAAATAGACCCCAAAAATAAAGAACATCAAAAAATTAAAAAACATTTCAAAAATATGTTATCAAGTCTCGCTTATACTATGCCTTGTGTTTTTTGTAGAAATTCATATAAACAATTTATAAAAGAACTACCTATAGAACCATTTTTATCAGGACGTCTTAAACTTTTTGAATGGTTATATTTAATTCGTGATAAAGTCAATAAAAAACTCATTAGTCAAGAACAACAATGTTATAATGATGAGAAAAAACGTCTAAAAAAAATATACCATAATAGCAACCGAACACCACAAGATAAACACAATTACTATTCGCAACTTCAACAATTCAAAAAAGAAACATTTATTACACATAATAGCCCACCACTTGTAGAAATTTTGGACAAATATGAAAGTATCAGAGCTAATTGCTCCAATCGCGCTAAAACTTGTACTATTAAAAAACAATAAAAACACTTTGTATATTAAATATATATTATACACACTTTGTATAATATATTCTCATTATTATATAACTTTACCAATATTACCAACCTTGGTAAAATACTTTTATTAATTATATCATTTAAAAATAATTATTATATATTTAAAATAAAAAATAATGGTTTATAATAAAAAGTAATTTTGGTAGGGGTACTAAAAAAAAATTTTTAATAAAAAAAATCTTTAGAAAAAAAATTTGAATATGTTTTAGAAACCCTTTTTATTTTTTTTTACAAAAACTAAATCTAATAATAAAAAAAAAGATAGCTTACTACCAAAATTACTTTTTATTATAAACCATTATTTTTTATTTTAAATATATAATAATTATTTTTAAATGATATAATTAATAAAAGTATTTTACCAAGGTTGGTAATATTGGTAAAATATGAAAGTATCAGAGCTAATTGCTCCAATCGTGCTAAAACTCGTATTATTAAAAAACAATAAAAACAATTTGTATATTAAATATATTATATACATTTTATATAAGATATTCTGATACACACCTTTGTATAATACTATAAGTTTTATATAACTTTACCAATATTACCAACCTTGGTAAAATACTTTTATTAATTATATCATTTAAAAATAATTATTATATATTTAAAATAAAAAATAATGGTTTATA